AGGCAAATCTTGCCAATGTGTTGAATAGAACGGGTTAAATTGTCGTAATAGTCAAAGTTTGTCAGGTCAACTTGTTGTTGCTGACCATTTAATGCTTTACCTGAGATATTGCCTTGACCAAGCTGTGCAGGGTCAAAAACACCCATGATGGCTTTAATATCGTTATCAACGCCCATAGCCGCAGCCATGATGCCCGCTTGTGGCGGCTCTGGTTGCAGTCGTGTGGGAGGAGGCGCAGGGCGACCGTCAATGTCGGTCTGTTTGTATCTCAGCAGAGGAAATGACTTGATGTTGGCATTTGTCCAATCATTCTCATGACCTTCATCTTGGCCTTCAGCAAGCAACCACTTAGCTTTAGGGGCAAGTGCCACGCCTTCTGTGATAGAAGTCTGCCAAAAGTTATACATCCGCTGCGGGTCTTTGGCATAGCGAATCATGCCAAACTTTGTGCGCTTGTCAGCAATGACAATATGTCTGCCGTAAACAGGGACGATTGGAATGTATTTGCCCGCCCAATCACGTTCTTCAAGAATCTCAACCGCAGTCATCTTGCAGTATTTAATCGTTTTCTTGAATGAGTCACGCTTGTCCACCACGGTAATGCCGTAAGCCTCAAGGCGTTTAAAGAAATCCTTGTCATCAGCAAATGTTGCTGTGCCATCGCTCAAAAGATACAAAGTAGCCTTTTCCCTGACCGTGTAGTAATACTCAGCAAGGCGAATATCCTCTTTGGTGATCCATTCAGACTGTGAGTCGCCAGTTCCGCGCTGTGTAAAACTTGTCCCACCATCATCTGCATCAGGGTATAGCTTGCGGAATTCACTCTTGAGCATCATTGTTGTAATTAAACAACGATCTGCGTCTGAGCCGTCTGGTGCTACTGAATTGGGGTCATAGTAAACCGTGAATGGGTTATCCACAGGGTCTATGTAGATTTCCTGATCAAACGAATCCTCGGAAATGTAGTCAGTCCTGACCCGCATATAACCCCAACCCATGCGAACAGCATATTCAAATGCGTTGTCATAGGCGTGATCAGCGTTGGAATTGACCTCGATGTGCCTAATAATGCCTTGAATGGTCTGTGCGTCCACCATGTCATCATGCGTGTTTGTGGCATGAACTTTAATGCGCGGGCGCTGCTGGCGCTGTTGATTGGAAACTTGGCGGCAGTAATTGTCCACCTTGTTCACCGTAATAACGGGGCGGGATTCAAGATTGCGGGAGTTTTGCAAGTCAACAGGCCATTGATCACCACCGCCAAACTTTAAATCTTCCAATGCTTCTTGACGATTCATTGTGTCTGCGTCATTGGCAAACTTTAAGAAGTCAATTGCTTCCTGAATTCGTGAGTCGTAATCATCAGCCATGATGTTGCCCTAAGTGATTTGGAGTCATTTTAACTCATCCAAGAATGTTGACCACCATAATTTGTGTTTAGCCTTGGCCTTCTAGCCTGTCTCGGCTCGTTGACCATCAATCCTATGTACCTGAACGCATCTGCACCGTGTGAATAACTGTCGTGCAAGGGCGTTCTGCTAAATTGCTTGGTATCTGGGTCAACATCGTATCTGTAATGTCTTAGGCATTGCAAGCCCTCGTGACAGTTTTCCCTGTCAAACCACATATTCTTAAAGATTGTCCTTGCCGCATTGATGGAGTCAAGAATGGGCGTTTTAGGGATTATCTTGGTTTTGTAGCCAGCTGCTCTTACGATTTCCTCAATGCTTCTGCCGTTAGCCGCCAAGGTTTTGTTCTCGGCATCATGTGGCAACCAAAGGGTGTCATAAATGTAACCAAAGGTCTGCATCTTCGCTAGGTAATCACTCATGGTCTGCTGATTGCCTTCTAAGTATCGGATTAGGCGGGTTTCCATGCCTATAAACTGCAAGAACCAAATAGCCGTAGCATCTGACCAACCAAGGTCAAAGATGGCGTGTACGGGCTTTGTGGGGTCATAGTTGACCTTTGTGATGCGCCCATCCAACTCAGCCAGTTGCATTTCTTTGGCAAAGATAGCCCCATCTACCGTTTGCCGGCACAAACCTTCCCAAACCACGTTGTAGGCTTGTGGATCACGGCTTTTGAGGGCATCTTTCTCTAGCTTGAGGGTATCGGGAAACCACGGGTTATCTGACCAGTTGACCTTTTGGACGATGCAGTCTTGTGGCGGGTTAAGCACAAACCGTTGGTAAGTCTCGTCAGTCTCCAACTCAGGATTAAACGTAATCCATATTTCAGAGCCTTCTTTGCGGATAGTAGGAATCAGCACGTTCCATGACATACGGCTTGTGGTCTGCGCTTCCTCTACCCAACACACATCAACGCCTTCGTAAGACTTGACGTTTGCCACGTTGTTCTTCAGGCCGACAAAGCTAAACTCTGTGCCGTTCTTTCCCCTAATTGATGCCTGGGTGATTTCGTAAAAGCCTAAAAGCCCTAATGCCTCAATCTGGTCACACAACAGCTTGTGAACAGAGTCTTTGATAGATGTTTGGAATTCACGTGCGCAAAGCACTCTTAACGGGGCTTGTGCGCCTTTAATCAGCAAAGCTCTAGCAACACCCCATGACTTTGCCCCGCCTCGTCCACCGTATAAGACTTTATAACGTGATGGCTTAAACAAGCATTGCAGCTTTAACGGGAATTCCGCTTTTGCAATGGATTGGGCGACTTCACTCACTTGGCTTCACAAACGACACTTGGATGCCTGAGAGCAAAGGTGCGCCATTCTCACCCGTTAATTCTTGCCGCACAGTTTCAGACCAACGCATTTGGCTCTTTGTCCACCAAATCAGGCTTGTTGTGTCGCCAGCCGTAGCCTTTTGGAACAACGTCTTGGCAATTTGCCCGTTGGCTTTGGCCTTGCCCATATCTAACTCATGGCGGTAATGCTTACGCAATGTCTTGTCATCAATGCCCACAAGAATGGCAATAGATTCGTGCGGCAAGCCTAATCCCGAACTGGATTCAACCAGTTTCTTGCTTTCATCGGTAGGAATATGCTCGTGGTTCATTTTATAGAGGGGAATTTAACCAAATATTACACATTTTGTGTTACATCTGTCAATAACGTGGCTTTTTTACCAGTAAAGTCTTCCCACCGCTTTACTATGACATCGCAATATTTTGGGTCAAGTTCCATAAGTCTTGCGTAACGTCCATGCTTTTCAGCCGCAAGCATAGTTGTGCCACTTCCACCAAATGAATCCAACACAATATCACCGCCTTTTGTGTTATTTAGCATTTGATATTCAAATAGCGCCACAGGCTTCATCGTGGGATGTTCACCATTTCTGCTTGGTTTATCAAATTCTAAAATAGTGGTTTGTTTGCGGTCAGTGGCCCATAAATGACCAGCGCCTTCTTTCCATCCGTAAAGGCAAGGCTCGTGCTTCCAGTGATAATCTTGCCGCCCCATAACCATAGTGGATTTTTTCCAAATTAAGCACTGGCGTACTTTCCAACCCGCATCATGCGCTGCCCCCCTAAAGTTATACCCTTCGGAATCAGCATGCCAAATGTAAAAAACTGCGCCTGGCTTCATTACTAAGTCAGCGGTTACATACGAATCACGCAGAAATTGGCGAAATTGGTCGTCACCCATGCTATCGTTTTGTATTTTTAAAGCATCTTTAGTTTTGCCTTCATAAGCAACGTTATAAGGCGGGTCTGTTAGCCACATATCAACGAGCTGACCATCACATAGCTTTTCCATGTCGTTAACACTACATGAATCGCCACACATAAGCCGATGCTTGCCTAACAAATAAATATCGCCTAACTTGGTAATTGGTTCATCAGGCACATTAGGAACAGCATCCTCATCTGTTAGCCCTTCCACCACCTCTGGCTTAAGCAATGCACCCAACTCTTTAGGGTCAAACCCTAATATGTTTAAGGCAAATCCGTCAGCCAACAAGTCGTTTAACTCAATGGTCAGCATTTCATTGTCCCACCCTGCATTAAGTGCCAGGCGGTTGTCGGCAATGATGTAAGCCTTCTTTTGGG